AAGCTAGTGCAGGTTCTGCTGTTACTAGCAGCATAGTCGGCATCCATCCTGGTGTATATGATCCAGCATCCCACGTCACATCAGTGACTTCGAGATATCGCTTGACCGGCTTCAGATCTGGTGTATATTGCGTTTCACTTGGTAGCTCAACTATATCACCAATGACAACCGGCCGCCCTAATGCTGCAATTGTTGCATTGAAGTTGATCTTGATTTGGTACGACACGATCACACCCATGCCGAACTTCGACAGATCAGTTACAGCGCTTTGTAGATCGTAGTATCCTTTCAGAGCGATGGGTTCTTCTTGGTAATCCCGATCTCGGTTTTCCAAAAGGATCATGTCTTGAATATTCTGTTGGTTCGTTACGGTGTAGTCGTACAACTCAAGTGCTTGCACACCCCAACCACTACATTCACCACCACTGAACGCCAGTGGACGAATGCGCCAGAATCGACTAGGTACACTTTGTTTGAAATGAATGGTGTTCAGCTGATCGTTGTCTGGTAATGTGACAACTGCTGCGCCTCGCCACTCTTTTCCATCTTCAGAACGCTCGATGCGAGCTTTGGTTACACGATATGTTGGATCAGCACTCTGTTTGATCTTGATGCACGTGATATGCTTACGGATCGGAGCCGGCACGCCGTATCGGTCTCTACCGTTTGGCAACTTGACTACCCCGAAATCATACCCAATGAACGATGATTCTATCACGGCATTACCGCCTTGACGCGAACGCCATTCATTACGACCAGTAGAAAACGCAAACGTTGATGAATATGGCGACAGATCTCCTCCGGAAATTGGTTGTCCAGATCCTGTCAAGTCAATCAACTTGGTTTGTTCATGAACTCCAAGCAGTTTATGAATGTTGACGGTAGCTCCAGCAATAGCGAGTGCTTCTTGAGCAAGACTGTCTGCATAGCAGTTGGTCTTTGGTTGTTGAGCCATATCCCAAGGCTTGCATTGGAGGTAGCTTGACCCTCCAATGCAATTCGTGTTTTTGCTTGTTGTTTCGCAGTTAGCCATTAGGTTGCTCCATTAGCCGAATACAAACTGAGCGCCCATGCCATATTCATCTGGCTTGTCCACTACGTAATCTTCGATCTCTTCAATACACTTTTCGATTTCTTGCTGTGACGCTTGACGCAGATCTGATGCATTGAGTGTTACCGATCCTGATGCACCTGGCAGTGTTGAGAACTTACCACGAGTCTCAGCAAGGATCAGACGAGCAGTAGCCAAACAATAACGACGCATCCACGCGCGGACGTAACGATCTGTTAGTAGATCCTGTTCGGTACGTTCTGTTGTAGCTTCAATACACACCATGCGTTCCGCCATTGGGAAACGGTGGTGGATAAACAGTTCACGTGATTGTTCATTCCAGGTGAATGTGATACGCGCGGCGAACAGCATCTCCATCAGCTTGGTATATTCTGACATGATGTGGTAACTCAACAGGTCGAATGTTCCCATGTTGTACATGTGTTGCAACACAATCTGTCCGTATACACCTGCGCCGTGCGCTGACGACAAGAACGATGATGTCGTGCGGTATACGCCCAAGATATCAACGATCTTGTTCATGCCTTGAATCTTGTTAGTCAGATAATACTTTTGTGACTCCGATTGAATTGCCATGAAGAAGAACCCACGCTTATATGGAATACTTGAACGGCTGCGGAGCTCACTCAGTCCCTTATCGACGATGTAATCCAGCTGTTCTGGAGTCAGTTCAACATCCACCACCGGATATCCGAGCTCATATCGAATTTCATTCTGGAGCTGGCGGCGTGCATCATTGTTGCCGTTAGTACCGATGCCCAGTTCTTCATACGTTGGCGTGTCAGATGCCCCATCAACGCCTGGTTTGATATCATGGAATTGGATGTTGTTAGTCAGCGACATGAACAACGTTCCGTCCGTCAACTGAATGTATGACGTACTACCGACGTTGTTGTCTGTAAATCGTAGGTTACCGTTACAGTCGATAATCACAGTGGCAATCGCTGTACCAGCAACCCAACCTGTACCGTTCCACACCATCAGTTGGTTCGTCGTTGTGTTGAACCACTGAGCACCTTTGAGTGGAACAATTGGTGTGGTGGAGAATGCAACGGATACCCAGAACATCCCGTTCCAGATGTTCAATGCACTGTTGGTCGTATTGAACCAAACAGTACCTGTAGGCAATGTCTGCGGATTGTTTGTTGACAGCACAGGTGAGACTGCAACCCAAGCGGAGCCGGACCACTCATACCACGCACCAGCCGTTGGATTGTGCCATACACTACCCACAGATACAGTAGTACGTGGATTGGTTGCCATCATGATGAAATTAACATCGGTGTAGCAGTAGCCGTTCCATACCTTGGCTTGTGCAGTAGCGGAATTGATCCACACATTACCAGTTTCTTGTGGAAGTGGAAGTGCTGGATCAACACCTTGCTGGTATAGTTGGGCGGCGACGACCCACACATTAGCCAGACTATCCCACACGGACAATACGCTAGTGGCAGTATTCCACCACACATCACACGATGTACGGTTAGTCGGATCAACAACGGCTGGAATTACATCTACCGATACCCAAGCCGTACCAGACCACTGCTTGAGTTCCATTGCGGTTGGATTGTACCAGAACTTGCCTGGTGCAGGGGTCGTTGGTGCATTTTCTGAAAGAGTGACGTTTGATTGTTCATTCCAACCAACAATTGGTGTGTTGTATGCGTACAGCTTGTTCGTAGCCTCGTTGAACCAATAGGTACCTGTCGGAAGGACATTCGGATCAATGTGATATTGGATAGCATCAGACTCGACCCACATACCTACTTGGTGATTCCAACGGTACAGTACTTCCTTCGTCGTGTCGTACCAGAACGAACCGGCCGCAGGGATCGTAGCGATCGATGGATCCTCTAATTGAACGGACGTGAACTGTTCACACCACGTTACGCCGTTCCAAGAACGGGCGACGGTGTTATCATACCACACAGTATCGACTGGTGGATTCAGTGGATCAAATGTTGAATTGGTGAATGGGACATTCAGCCAAGAAACACCATCAAATTGACGCAACGCAACGTTGTCGTACCAATAGGTGGATACAGATACATTTGAAGGATCGGTGGATTGAACAATAGCAACGACTGGAGTGTTAGATGATCCATTCCAGGTGTATAGCGTCTTGCTTGCTGCGTTCCAGTAGTATGCACCAGTGTTTGGTGCTGTAGGCGACTGAGGAGCACCAGTAATGGTAGATAGTTGCTTGTTGATTTCTGCAACCAATTCAGCATATGTTTGTGCAACAGCACCATCGACATTGATGGTATATTTTGGTGTGATTGGGCCACAGTCGGTGCTATCAACGCGAGCTTGTGGTTTAGGAATCAGCCCAACTTGGATAGAGAACGTATACGATGTTGCTGGATCGAGGCCGGTAGCATCCGCACCACCAATGCCCATTGTTGCTAGTTCAGGATTGATAACAACAACTTGTTCACCGTGAGTATCAGCCGTTCCACGGTTGGATACATCCATTGAATACGCATGTACCCCTTCGGAGTAGTAGCGCAACTGTGCATCAACTGGGAATCCTGTTACGTAATAAGGTGCGTCAGGCAGCAGATTGGTAACATCAACAAATGTTGTAGTAGTGTCATGATAGAATGCACCAACAACTAGAGCTGTGCTTAGTCGATCGCCAGCGTGCAGATTACTATCCGCAACGCTATCCATTTCATATTGAGATCCCTTGCTTGGGATCTTGGACGCATTGGTTGGGGTTGTGTCGATCGTAACGAGCATACCATCATATGCCCGCTGATCAGCACCGCAACCTGCGGCAGGAGAAGGTACATTCCAGCTGATGCGTGCAGAAGTTGGACCAGTACGATCCAACTTGATGGAAATGTTTGATGCTTCAGCGCGTAGCATGCCTGGTGCATCAGTGAAAATGTCGAATGAGCTCATTTGGAATCCTCAAGAATATGAGGTATTTATCCCATTCAACACAAAAAGAAAGGG